TGCTGGAGACCTCCAGTGGGCTCAAGGCGCTCTGGCCTGAGAAGTTCGACCTGGATGCGCTGGAACGGACCAAGGCTTCGATGCCTGCCTACCAGTGGAACGCCCAGTTCATGCAGAACCCCACGGGCGAGCAGGGTGCGATCATCCAGCGGGACTGGTGGAGACCATGGAAACGAGATTCCGCACCCCAGTGCGACTACGTCATCATGGCGCTGGACGCAGCGGCAGAGAAGAACAACCGTGCCGACTACACCGCACTCCTGACTTTCGGTGTCTTTACCGACGATGAACTGACCAAGGGCGAGCCGCACATCATCCTGCTCAACGCCATCAAGGTCCGAGTGGAGTTCCCTGAATTGAAGGACCTAGCCATCCGTGAGTGGCAAGATTGGGAGCCCGATTCGTTCATCGTTGAAAAAAAATCCAGCGGCACTCCGCTGTACCAAGAGCTACGTCGCCTGGGCATCCCCGTGCAGGAATTCACGCCCCACAGGGGCACCGGGGACAAGGTTGCACGCATCAACGCTGTGGCCGACATCATCCGCTCAGGTATGGTGTGGTACCCCGAGGGCCGTAGGTGGGCTGAGGATGTGATTGAAGAGACTGTTGCGTTTCCGTTTGGATCGCATGATGACCAGGTGGACTGCGTGTCCATGGTGCTCTCCCGCTTCCGGCAGGGCGGATTCATCGATCTGCCGACCGACTACCGAGACTACACTCCCAGCGCTGCACGCCGTGCGGCGTACTACTGACCTAACACTTCTTGGAGCCCTCCATGGCGACCAACATCGACAAGGCGCTTTACGCCGCCCCCATGGGCCTTGCAGCCCCCACCGAACCCGCCATCGAGATCGAGATCGAGAACCCTGACTCCGTCACGGTCGGCATCGACGGCCTGGAGGTCACGCTTGAGCCCGGTGCCGAAGGCCCGGAGGACTTCGATGCGAACTTGGCCGAGTTCATGGACGAGGGGGCGCTGCAGACGCTCGCCAGCCAGTTGATCAGCGATGTGGATGAAGACATCCAGAGCCGCAAGGACTGGGAGAGCACCTACTCCGAGGGGCTCAAGCTGCTGGGGTTGAAGGCCGAAGAGCGCACCGAGCCATGGTCCGGTGCCTGTGGGGTGTTCTCGCCCATCCTGACAGAAGCTGTCGTGCGGTTCCAGAGCGAGTCCATCACCGAGATGTTCCCTGCACAGGGGCCGGTCAAGACCAACATCATCGGGAAGAAGACCCGGGAGAAGGAAGACGCAGCGGCGCGGGTCAAGGACGACATGAACTACCAGTTGACGGAGGTCATGACCGAGTACCGGCCAGAGCACGAGAAGATGCTGTGGAACCTGCCCATCGCAGGCTCAGCGTTCAAGAAGGTCTACTACGACCCGAACCTGCGACGCCAAGTCTCCCTCTTCGTCCCGGCTGAGGATGTCATCCTGCCCTACGGCGCAACGGAGTTGGCCTCCTGCCCGCGCATCACCCACCGGATGCGCAAAACCAAGAACGACGTTGTCAAGCTGCAGGCTGCAGGCTTTTACCGGGAACTGCCGCTGAGTGATCCGTCCAAGGACATCTCTGACATCCAGAAGAGCAAGGACAACGAGACAGGATTTTCGGCATCCTACGACGACCGGTATCAGATCCTTGAGATCCACGCTGAAATCGACCTCCCAGGGTTCGAGGATGAGGAAGATGGGGAGCCCACCGGCATCGCCCTGCCCTACGTCGTTACCATCCTGAAAGACACTCAGGAGATTCTGTCTATCCGCAGGAACTATCTGGAGGACGATCAGACGCGTCAGCCGCGTCAGCACTTCGTGCACTACCAGTACGTCCCTGGCTTCGGCAGCTACGGCTTCGGCCTCATCCACCTCATCGGCGGCGCGGCCAAGAGCGCTACGTCCATCACCCGGCAGTTGGTCGATGCGGGCACGCTGGCAAACCTCCCTGGGGGCCTGAAGGCCCGTGGCCTGCGGATCAAGGGCGACGACACGCCCATCGCTCCGGGCGAGTTCAGGGATGTGGATGTGCCCTCGGGCACGGTGCGTGACAACATCATGCCCCTGCCGTACAAGGAGCCCAGCCAGACGCTGCTGGCCCTGCTCAACGGCATCGTGGAGGAAGCCCGCAGGTTCGCCGCCACGGCGGACATGAAGATCAGCGACATGAGTGCACAGGCCCCGGTGGGTACGACGCTCGCGTTGCTGGAGCGGCAGTTGAAGATCATGTCGGCTGTCCAGGCTCGCATGCACTTCGCCATGAAGCAGGAGTTGAAGCTCCTGGCCGTGATCATCAGGGACTACACCGACGAGGACTACAGCTACGAGGCTGAGTCCCCCGAGGGCGCCCGGGCCAAGCGCGGTGACTACCGCTACACCGAGATCATCCCGGTGTCGGATCCGAACGCGGCCACGATGAGCCAGCGGCTGGTGCAGTACCAAGCGGCGTTCCAGATGTCCCAAGCCGCGCCTCAGGTGTACAACGTCCCCCGGCTCCACCGCCAGATGCTGGAGGTGCTGGGCATCAAGAACGCGGACAAGATCATCGAGCTACCCGAGGACCGCAAGCCCACCGATCCGATCACGGAGAACATGGATGTGCTGCGCATGCGCCCGCTGAAGGCGTTCGCGTACCAGGACCACGAGGCGCACATCGCCGCGCACCAGTCGTTCATGCAGGACCCGAGGATCGCCGCTGCAGTGGGCCAGAACCCCGCCGCGCAGCAGATGATGGCAGCGCTCATGGCGCACATCGCGGAGCACACGGCGTTCGCGTACCGGGCCCAGGTGGAGATGAACCTGGGCGTGCCCCTGCCTGCCCTGGACGAGGATGACGAGGCGCCGATCCATCCGACCGACGAGAAGGCCCTGGCGCCGCTGGTGGCCGCTGCGGCGCAGCGCACGATGATGCAGAACCAAGCTCAGGCCGCACAGCAGCAGGCCCAGGCCCAGGCGCAGAACCCGGAGATCCAACTCAAGCAGGCCGAGTTGCAGTTGAAGGAGCGCGACAGCCAGCGCAAGGCGCAGAACGATCAGTACGACTTCGAGCTTGGGAAGGCCCGCCTGGAGCTTGACCGCATGAAGACCCTGATCGATGCCCAGAAGGGCGGCGAGGATCCCCGACTGAAGGCCGCGTTGGCTCAGCAGGAGTTGACGCACAAGGAGCAGGCCCACCAGCAGAAGCTCCGGCAGCAGGCCCAGTCTGCAACTCTGAAGGCCGCGCAACGCGCCCAACCTAAGCCTGGAGCACAGTGATGGAAGACACCAAAATTCTCGGAATCTTGCGCACCAAGTTGCGCGAGCGTATGAATGACCTCGCCGATACCGTAGCTGGTGGAGGCGCTAAGGATTTCGGTGAATACCGAAATCTCTGCGGAGTTATACACGGACTGGCTATCGCAGAGCGGGAAATCCTAGACCTACAGTCCGCCATGGAGCAATCTGAAGATGAGTGAACTTGTCCTTTCCGACGGAACATCAACGACCGTCCTCCCCGAAACGCCTGAAGAGAAGGCACGCCAACTGCCGGATCCGAAGACGTACCACATCCTCTGCGTGTTGCCGGAGGCCGAAGAGTCCTACGAGAGTGGGCTTCTGAAGGCAGGCCAGACCATGCACTTCGAGGAGGTGCTGTCCCCTGTGCTGTTCGTGGTCAAGGTGGGCCCCGACTGCTACAAGGATCCCATCCGCTTCCCCTCTGGTCCCTCCTGCAAGGAAGGTGACTTCGTCCTGGTCCGCCCGAACACCGGCACGCGGATCAAGATTCACGGACAAGAGTTCCGCATCATCAATGACGACAGCGTCGAAGCCGTCGTTCAAGACCCGAGGGGGATCCAACGTGCTTGACAAACAAGAGTTCAAGTCCCCGGACGAAGTGCCGGTGGATACGAAAAACGACGACAAGAAGGTGGACTTCGAGATCGAAGGCGACGCCGAGATCGAGGTGGTGGACGACACCCCCGAGCAGGACAAGGGCCGCAAACCCCTGGACCGGCAAGTCACTGACCCCACCGACGATGAGCTTCAGGACTACAGCGAGAAGGTCAAGAGCCGCATCAAGGAACTGACCCACGCTCGTCACGACGAGCGTCGCGCCAAGGAAGCGCTGGAGCGGCAGCACAACGAAGCCATCAGGGCTGCGCAAGTGCTGGTCGAGGAGAACAAGAAGCTCAAGGATCAGTTGACCCAAGGGCAGACGGGGTTCATCACCCAGGCGCAGAAGCTGGCGGAGGTGGAGGTCGAAAAGGCCAAGGCCGCGCTCAAGACTGCGCATGAGGCGGGCGACACCGAAGCCTTCGTGGAAGCTCAGGCCAAGCTCAACGAGGCGATCTTCAACCAGCAGCGTGTGAAAGCGTTCAGGCCCCCCTTGCAAAAGGCGGCGGAACCTGATAACGTGTCGTCACAACAGGCTGCGCCTACGGCACCGGTTCAGCAACCTGACCCCAAGTACCTCGCTTGGAGACAGAAGAACCCGTGGTTCGGTGAAGACGATGAGATGACGAGCTTGGCGCTCGGCCTGCACAACAAGCTCGCCAAAGGTGGCACAGCGGTCGGTTCGGACGAGTACTACTCGACCATCGACAGACGGATGCGCCAAGTCTTCCCGGACAAATTCGAGTCCCCCGTGGACCGGTCGGAAGCCCCGACCAAAAAACCCGCTACGGTTGTAGCGCCATCGAGCAGAGCAACGTCGGCCAAGAAAGTTGTGCTGACGCAGAGCCAAGTGATGTTGGCAAAACGGCTCGGTCTCACCCCCGAGCAGTACGCGAAAGCGGTTGCGGAACAGATGAGGAAAGACAATGCCTGAAACGCCACGGATCCCGCGAGACTTCGAGACTCGCGCCAAAGCAGAGCGGCCCATGACCTGGAAGCCTGCTGAACTGCTCCCGGAAGTGACCCCGGTTCCCGGATACGTCTACCGGTGGATTCGCGTCAGCACCATGGGGAACGCCGACCCCAGGAACATCACCTCCAAGTTCCGCGAAGGCTGGGAGCCTGCCAAGGTTGCAGACCATCCTGAGCTTCAGCACCTGTGCGATCCGCAGTCGCGGATTCCGGGCTCCCTGGAGATCGGTGGCCTCATCCTCTGTCGAACCCCCAAAGAACTCGTTGATCAACGGAATGCTTTCTACCAGGGTCAGGCGTCTGGTCAGATGGAGTCCGTGGACAACACCTTCATGCGCGAGAACGACCCCCGTATGCCGCTCTTCAAGAACCGGCGTTCCGAGGTCTCGTTCGGACGCGGACAGTAACCAAGGAGTCTTAAATGGCTTACCCCATTCTCGACGGCCCGTACGGGTACAAGCCGGTCAATCTGATCGGTGGTCAGGTGTTCTCGGGTTCCACCCGTGAGTACCCCATCGCCTACAACTACGGTACGGCGATCTTCTACGGCGA